GTTCCTGGGTTCTAATCCACCCTGCAGATATAGTCCAATACCTCTCACAGTTCCCCACTGTGGGGGGTATTTTCTTAATCTAGGTGTCACCAAAATATAACAAAAACATTCCTGGAGCATTGCTTCAGAGGGAGGCCCAAATGCCTACATCCCGCAGAAAGTTATCCGAGTTAGCTAGAACTCTAAAATCTTTAGATCATTCTACTGACATATTAACTTTTTCTAGTTCTTTTGGAGTGGCTGAGATTCATGTATCTTCCTCGACCTTCCTAAAAGAATTCATTGCGTATGATATCATACACCATTCTTTGGAGTATGACTGTGCCAGTGTAACACTTGAAGGAGTCAAAATATTCTGCCTTATACATAGGGAGGAAGAGTAATGCCTAAACGAGTTGACATCCAATTAGCTGAACCCTTCTCTGAGAAGCGCCTCCTCAATCAGGGGCGCTATCCCCTGATCTGGCGTCCCCCCTACATCCTCCAGCCCAAACTAAACGGTGAGCGCTGCAGAATGATCGTGTCTGACGGAAGGTGCCTCCTCCTGAGCAGCACTGCTGAAATTATCTCCTCTGTCCCTCACATCAACCATTCTGGTCTCTCCTTACCTGATGGAGAATACGACGGAGAACTCTACGTCCATGGCTGGACCTGGGCCGAGATCCACTCAGTAGTCTCCACAGTGACTACCATCCATCCTAAAGCCTCTGAGATGCAACTCCATCTATTCGACCACATGAATGGTGGCACTCAAATAGAGCGCTCTATCTCCCTAACTCATCTCTTCAAAGGATCTAAATCCCTCGGCCATATCCACCTTGTAGATCCAAACATCTGCTTCAATCTCGAACAGGTTTACGAGTGTTACTCAGCCTACATTGCTAATGGCTATGAGGGCTTCATCATTCGTCATGTTGACTCCCTCTACACCAACCATCGTACTGGTGCCATGATGAAATTCAAGCCTAAATGCACTGACGAATATCAAATTCTCAATGTCTATGAGGCCATATCAGCTAGTGGTACTGGAAAGAAGATGCTAGGAGGATTCACCTGCATCGACGACATGGGCACTGAATTCAACGTCGGAGCTGGCCATCTCTCCCACAAGGAAAGAATGGAGATTTGGTGGCAGTGGCTTGATGCTCCTGAAGAGATTCATGGAAAATTCCTTAGAGTCGAATACCAGGTTCTAAGTGACAAGGCTAAAGTTCCCCTCTTCTCAAGGGCTGTAAGGATAATATGAGAAATATATCTTATTCAATACTGCTTATTCACTCTTCAGGAAATAGATGGGAGCTTAAGCCTACACACAGAATTTTAAAAGATGCTAAAAAATCTGCTAAATATTTTACAGATGCAGGTTTTGAAGTATCAATAACCAAGGAAGTAGTTAATAGTAAAAGGTCTTCCTATGTAGTATATTCTACTATTAATACTCTCTAATCTTTAATTCCTTTATATCATTAATTAACATAGCAATGGAGGCATCTTATGTTAGTATCAGAGTTACTTCATATTATAAAAGAAAAAGTTCCTGAAGAATTTCAGAACTCTACTGATATCTTAATGCAATGTAAATCTCCAGATGGAGATATTATCTTCTCTCCTGCATTGCAATTTAGATTTATAAAACTCTCTAAAGAAGTTGATAAGTACAGAGTAGTACTTTCAAATCCTTTTAGAGTTACAAAATTAAGAGGTTACTAAGATGCCCAAAGTCTTTATACCAAATAAGGCCTACCATGACTTTTCAGGTGCAGCCAAGTATGGCTCTCTGGAATACTTAACTCATGGCAAAATCAGCATCCTGGCCATAGGTCGGATGTATCGCACCTTCCTCCCCCACATTGTAAGGAGTTCCCCTGATGATTACATTCTCATTACTGGCCCCGCTATCCTCAGTTCAATTCTATGTACTATGTTCGGCCTTAGGCATGGTGTCCTCAACCTTCTCATCTATCATCTCGACAATGTAGGCATTGGGCACTACAAGAGTCGGCAAATAAGTTTTGAAGATTTCACGAATGGAGGCTTCTGGAATGATTAATCTACCCATACCCTACCATCCCTCACAAGAGGTCTTAGATTCCACTAAGATCCAGAACTATCAGGACTGTCCTAGACGCTTCTTCTATGAGTATCTCCTCGGATGGAGAAGTGCCAGGCCTAACAATCATCTCCATTTTGGCAAGGCTGTCCATATGGCTATGGAACACATGATCATGAACGGCTACCGAGTCGAATCTGTAATGGAAGCCCTACAAATCTTCAACGACGAGTATCGCTTTGCCTTCCCTGAAGAGACTGATGCCATCTTCACTCCCAAAACCCCAGGACGTTTCTTCGACATGCTCATCGAATACCTTAAGACCTACCGAGATGATCTCACCAAGTATGAAGTCTACAAGACTGAATTCGGTGGCACTGTCTCTCTTGGAGAAGGCTATAGCATCGCATTCAAAATGGACACTATCCTTCTTAATAGAGAGACAGGGAAGTACTTCTCCCTTGAGCACAAAACTAAAGGTGGTAACTATATCTCTGATTTCTACTACTACGAACACATGATGGGAATTCAGTGTGGCACTTACACTCATGTCCTCAACTGCCTCTTCCCTCCTGAAGACGTAGAGGGAATTACCATCAACTGCCTCTGTTTCAAGAAAACTAAAAAATCTGAGTTCATCCTCAAGCGCTTTCCCATCATGCTTAACAATGCTCAGATGAACATCTGGCTTGAGAACACTAAGCAATGGATTAATCTTATACGCTTAGATCTGGAGCGCCTCAGCGCCACCCCTATAGGGGCGGATGTAATGACTGCCTTCCCATGCAACGGTCGCAACTGTTCCAACTATAACACTAGGTGCCCCTACCTAGAACTCTGTATGAGTTGGCCTAACCCTCTCCAGCACCTTCACCAAATTCCTATTGACATGCAAGTGGAGTTTTGGAATCCCCTGGATGAGCCTTTACGCGAAGTACTAACTCTGTAGGAGGAAAGATTATGCCAGTCTTAGCCAAATCCAGACTTGAACGAATCACAGTAACCCTCAGTGCCAGGATGAATATCCTCCTGAGGAGAATTTCTCCTCGCCCCCTCACTAATCCTAAAGAAGGTGCAGGAAAGGGTCACTGGGTACATCCTGACCTTATGATTGCCACCGAAGGAGACGCAATGGACTTGAGGATGGCCGTCGCTGATTTCCGCACCATCTTAAAAGAGATAGAAACTCTAAAATAGGAAAGGATTAAGATGCCTACTTACTACTCTCTCGACAAACTCATTACTATCGAACCTGGCGTTGATAAGATAATTATTCTCTCTCGTAGTGAGCACTTCACCTATGTAGGGAGAATAGAAATCCCCATCCATCTACTCTCCAGGCTGATAGACTATCTTGAGGAAATCGAACTAACCTTAAATACTACTGAGGCCCCAAATGCCTGATCCAATCAACTCTGATAATGCAGTCTCTATGTACAAAGGCCAGAAGTCCATCCCCATCCTAGTCATAGGCAAATCTGGCCGAGGCAAGTCCACCGCCCTGCGTAACATGAACCCTGACACCACCTATCTCATTAACGTACTGGGCAAACCTCTCCCATTTCCCAAGGGCATAAAGTATCAAGAGGGTGTCAATATGACTATCTCCTCTGACACTGCCACCATTCGCCGAGTCATGATCGAGGTCAGTAAGAATCCAAAATGGCTTGACCTCGTTATAGACGATGGCCACTACGTCATGGCCAATGAGTTTATGGCCAAAGCTCTAGAGAAAGGCTACGACAAATTCACTATGATGGCTAAGAATATCTTTGACATAATTCTCCTGACTACCAAACTCAGACCAGGGTTGAAGATCTTCTTCCTTACTCACGAAGAAGATACTGGAGCCGAAAGGAAGATGAAAACTCTTGGCAAACTCCTAGATGATAAAGTTACCTTGGAGGGTATCTCAGCCATAGTTCTCTTCGCTGAGCTTCACGCCGAGGCTGATAAGCGCATCTATTACTTGGCCACTCAGTCGAATGGCTACACCACGGCCAAATCCCCTTATAATATGTTCCCAGGGAAGATTCCCAATGACCTGAGTATAATCTCAAGGAGGATTGATGAATACTATAGTGACGTGGAGTTGAAAGACTCTGCACTTGATTTCACACTTAAGGAGGTCTAATATGGATAGATTAAATATAATCACTAAACCGAATCTCTACTATAAACTTGCTCAAAAGGAGGCTAAGAAGTCTGCTAGAAGAGGTTGGATCTTATGGGATGGTTCTCAAGGTACCCTAAGATTCAACCGTCCTACCAAAGGCACCAAGAAAGACAAAAAACTGGCCAAGAAATTGGCTACAATCTACAAACTTAAGAATAATGGAGAATGGAAAGATGTCAGGATATAAACTCTCTGATCAAATTCAAGAGGCAGAAAAAACTTATGCAACTTTATCAGAAGTAGGAAATACTCCTGGTAAAACCCTTGCTGATCTACGTAAGGAGATTGTAGAAGAACCTATTAAAGAGAAGACTGTAGAAATTAAGTTTGATCCAAATTATGCTGAAGGTTTAGAACCTGTAATCCTCTCACCTGAGGCTCAGCTTACAGAACTAATAGACATCTTCAATGAGTCTATTCCCAACTTACTTAAAATAGTGGAGGAGGTAAACCCACCTGAACGGGTAAAAGTTATAGGAAAACTTAAGGGAGCCCTTGAGCTCTTCAATCAAATCTAACGCCCCACCAATCAACCCAACTAGGAGCACCAAAATGACTGATTTCATCGACGACCTGAGCAACGAAGACACCGAATCCATCCTGGACATCGACACCTCTGACTCCAAGGAACCTACTTGTGTAGAAGCAGGCGAGTACAAAGTCCGAATTACTGGCTTCCGCAAGGACACTAATGGCAAGATTGTTCGCATGTCTGATAAGGGCAACAAGTATTTCATAGTTACCTTCGATATCCCTGACGAAGAGTTCTCCAAAGGCCTGAGTCGAGTCTTCTCTGTCCCAACTCCCGACATGGAGCCCAAACGTGTCAACTCCATCAAGTGGGACCTGGACTGCTTCAAGCGTGCCTTTGGCATGTCCGAGCTCAACTTCAATGCTATGGTAGGTCTTGAGGGATGGGCACTTCTCAAAATAGTCTCATCAGAGGCCTATGGCGAACAGAACGAGATCTCCAAGTTCATCACCGGGCCTGCAAGTGGTGAAGAGTTTGATAAATTCTAACAAAGTTGGTGCTATGTATCATTAATTAACATAGCAATCAACCTAACGAGGGAGGGGTCATCACTGGCCCTTCTCTTTTACTTAAATGGAGCTTAGTATGAACAATGTAGAAGATCTATACTGGTTAGCCCTCAACGTATATCACGAAGCAAGAGGGGAATCAGATGAGGGCCAAAGAGCTGTATGTCATGTAGTTCTTAATAGGGCCAGAAGTAGAAAACAATCTGTTAAGCAAGTAGTCTTAGCACCATCACAGTTCTCCTGGACTTTATCTATCAACCCTTTAAAGCATAAAGTAGACATAGCAACATTTAGAAAATGTCTCTTAATAGCAGAAGAAATTAGTGATGATCAGAGTGATGGCTACTATATGGCTGAAATAGACCATTACTTCAATCCTAACATAGTCAGACCTAAATGGGCTTCTGCAATGACCTTCGTCAAAACAATCGGGAATCATTCCTTTTATCGAGATGACCGACAAATGAGGTTTAAATAATGGGAGAAGGAATTGACGCTGCTCGGAGCATATCACCTCTTCATGCTGCTGTTATGGACAATCTGAAGGATCAGCTATTGCTGGTTTTTCTCCGTAGATTAGGAGGAAAAGTATCGATCCCATCGGAAGAAATAGATAATACAGGCAGTTTGATTATGACCCTCCGAGTCGATAAGGATATGGTATTCCATTTCGAACTTAAACGAAAGGAGTAGTCAAATGCCGGCTATTTATCATTTTACCAAAGAAAAAGTTATTACTAAAGTAGAAAAGGAGAGTTATACCCAGTTAACTTGTCGTAATTGTAGAAATAAGGAGGAATTCGAGGGAACCATTGACATTGATTGTCTAAATAATGGCTGGAGCGCTTTAACATTAAGTAGCCAACAGAACCATATAGCTTGTCATCAATGGTTGTTATGTCCATCCTGTACTGGTAAGGTCCGCATTGCGGCTGGATTATAAAGTTATCAAACGAGAGGAGTAATCAAATGGCAATGATAGCGATTGAAGTTCCTGATGGCTTACGATGCAAGGATTGTTTCTATAAAGGGCCAGGTTTCGGTAAGTTCAAGGATTGGGAATGGTGCTCTGTTATGAAGAACAAACTCCCCGATAGCGGAGCAAAGCTGGACGGTTGTCTGAGGTCAGAGGTCGTACTCATAAAGCAGGAGAAGGAAGATGGAAATCTGCCCCCGATGTCGAGATAGTGTCTTCATGCTAAAACCGGCCAGGTGTTCCGAGCATCCTGAAAAGATGAAAGGTCACCCAATTGACAAATATCACTGCCCAGATTGTGGTGTCCAACTGACNAACGGAACTCCTCATCCCCCTCTGTGTTACAGGTGTGTAGATCGTAACCACCCTGGCCTAGAT